TACTGCTGGAAGAACTTTTCCGCGCTCAATCTGTCTTGCTTCCGCATAATGCGTCGCTTCCGTTTGAGCCTCTTTCGTCCAACCGCTGAGGTCAATAGCGTTGCCCGCCCCTGGGGCTTTGCACTCGATAACTCCAATGTTTCCGAGAAAATCCGCCCGAACTGCAACATCTCCCTCATCTTTAGCACCAGCGCGAGCAAGACGCTCAGCGTCATACCCCCTGCTACGAAACCAATCACGAATGTCTGTTTCAAAAGTTGCTCCCCTCGCCTTGTGCGATTTCCTAGTTGTCATAGTGGTAGTAAGTGCATAGGTTGTAAATGAGATACAGGGACATACCAAGACTTGTCATTGTATCTAAACGCTTCCTTCTTGCATTGGCTACCATAAGCCCAACCTAGAGCCCTGTAAGGGACTCCTAGCCAGTCAGGCGCTACGCGTCTGGTCTTGTGGCGCATACCATCAGCCATTAGAATGTATACAAGAGTGTCATCATCACGATTCGTGTATCTTAACTTAGGTTGCTCGTTAAATGAATAACGAACTTCCCCAAGTCCAGGAATATCTAACTCATTCTTCCACTTGTTGAAGTGAGGAACAAAGTCAGTCTTACCAACCATGCGAGCAAATGCTAGTTCACTACCAGCGGCAACAGCATGTTGCCATAGTTCCCAAAGATCGCCCTCTGAGTAATTAATATTCTTTGTGGGGTCTCCGAAGTAAGGCTTCTGACGTTGGTATCCTACCTCAACGGCGGTTGCTTCTTCTTGTGGAGTAAGCGCGTATGATGTTATCATTATGAGTTCTCTGGAATATCTTCTACATACATATACTCAGGATTGAATGCTAACCAAGTCATAAGAGTCCCTCCCGCATCGGCTCTGCCATAGCGATTCTTGACTGATGCGACACCCATTGAAGTTCCAACTGTTCCGAGTGTGCAGATAAGAGCAGGGAGTTGAGAGACCTTACCTTGGATAGCCGACCTAGGCTGGCAGGGAGTGCCTGGAACAGCCTCAGAAGTATGGTGTAATACAACAATCGCAGCGTTAGTAGCACGGGCAAGATATTTCAACTCCTTCATTATGGCTCGCATTGATGCGAACTCTTCACCACCATCGGTGGCTACATCCATTAGGTTATCAATAACAATCATAGATGGGGGGCAACCCCATTGTTCTTCAAATGCTTGAACTTCTTCTGAAATATCTTCTAGTGTGGGTGATGACTCAAACGACCACACGATATGACTACCCTTTTGTAGAACAGCCTTAGTCCAACCTATATCAGTATTAAGTTTTTGTTCTACATCACTCTGACTCTTACCTGAAATCATTGACGCTAGTCGCATAGCCATAGTGTGTGCGTTAGTATCTGCTGATATGTAAAGAGTTGGGACATTGGTCTTTAGTGCTAACGCAAGGGCAAGTGTTGATTTACCTGCCCCTGGTGCACCTGCGAACATGGATACTTCTGAACGACGGATTACGATCTTGCTATTCTCAAATGCCCGAAAACAACTAGGAAGGGGCTCCCCGCCTATACTCGCCTTGCCTACTGAACGAACTAATGTGCGCATTACCCCTCCTTAATTATTAAAACGGATAGATTATTTCTTGCTGTGTTAGTTCACTGGCTTGCATTGGTCCGCGCCCTGCGGTTGTGGACAGACCCACATCGCGTAAGGGTTGCCCGTCTTCGCCGAGATTCCCGACTTGTACTTGCGGTTTCCGTGCATACACGTTGGTCCTGCTCCCACCGCCTGTGGTGGCATTGAGGTAACGGGTGCTACCGCTGCCTGGGGTGGAGCGGAGTTCGTTGACTGCTCTGTGCCTACCGTTGTAGGCGACGTTACCAAAGGGGCTGCTGCAAACGCTGCCTTAATCAGTAACTGAACTGCTGCAATCTGAGTAGAGTAGTCTCCTGTGCCTTCAAGCAATATGGATAGTTCATCCGCACTTTGTGCTCTTACGTTAATCATTGGACCATTTGGTATCGTGTAAGATACCTGTAACTTCCAGTCTTCATTAGCCATTTACTTCTCCTTCTTAGCGCTGAATTGACAGTACTGAGTGAGTCCACACATGTACTGGCAAGAGTTTGTGTTGGGCAAGAATATACCTGCCTTTCGTGCATTGTCAAACTTACTAACTAAATATTCCATCTTGTCATAGGTATACTCAGATAGGTCAATCATATCTACGGTATTGCTACCGCGAGACATGTAGTAATTACCCCACTTAACTTCCATACCGTAGGCTTGTTCAAGCCCAAGTTTATAGAAGCCAAGTTGTAGGCTGCTTGCTGGTGTGTCTTTCGAGGTTTTGAGGTCGACAATGACAAGTTGCCCATTGACCTCAAACACTCTATCAAGAATCATTTTAATCGGAACGCCAGCGACTACTGGGTCAAGTGCTAGTTCAATTGCAGGCTCTCCATCAGGAGTCACCCATATCTTCCAATTGGGATTAGCGTTACGCCAAGCGATATAGTTCTGAACCCAAGTTGGTCCAGTATTTTGCCAAAAGTTTACATCTTCCTTATTGGGGTTGACTTTACTAGCACGACCACCAACTCTTGCATTGGTTAGGTCTGTATCACCCTTACACTCAGACCATGCTTGGTCCCATAGTTGTCTTACTGGGTCTTGCATCATAGGGTTGTCCTATCGTAGTTCTCGCAGGCAAGGTGAAAAGCAGAGCCACCGACTGACCAAACCGATGGCTCTTCTTTCTTGTTGAGTAGCCGCCCTAAATAGTATTGGTAGCCACAGGCTACATAGGTAGTGAACGCTGAGTAGGAGATGTGCTCAGGTAAGGTATATTCTTCTAGTTCAATTGACATAGGAAAATAATAACACACTGTTGACGAAAGTCAACTTAATGGTTGGTGTGTATAAGTTGACAATAGCCGAAGGCTATGTGTATAATTTATCTATAAGATAATATATACGATAAAGGCTTTCAGCCTTTTGAGTATATAATAGATTATATAATATATTATAATATCTAAGGAGTAATATGTCAACTTCTACCTTCTGGGCCGTGTTCTTTGGCTCATCACTTGGAGCCCTAACAGTTCACCTAGTAGTGTCAGTAATCGATGAATATAGAGCAAGGCAAAGCCATAAGCGTCTTCATTCGGTCTTAGACCAATTGGAAGAAATCGATCTTGAGGATTGGGACGAATAACCTCAAGAATGACAAAAGACCCCCTCGCCCTGGTGTAGTTACCGAGGTAAGGGGGTTTCGTCGTTCTAAGGGGCCTCTGAGGGCGTTTAAAGGCTATTCTTTTGCTACTAGTCCAAAGTCTTTTGCAGACTTATCTAAGTATTTGAGCACAGGGCCAGCAACGGCAGCAAGAGCAGCCATTCCAAGCGCCTTTGGGTCTGCATTGCCAGTTAGATATACTGCCAGGGCTGCTGCAAAAGCAGCACGTAGGTATGATAGAACTATTGCTTTAACTTTATCTTTGTTCATTACTTGCTCCATTTCGGTCTGCCGTATCCTACGATAAAGACTGTAAGATTACGTTTGTTTTTTTCTTTGTATGCACGGATGCGTTGAGCAACTTCTCCACCATTGGCTTGTGAGCCAGCAGGTTTCTTCTCTGGGGAGGTGTTACCCTCAATAGTAGTAACTGTCCCATCGCCATTATCTTTTAGGATGATACCAACGTGATCTACCTTCTCGCCGCCAGGGAAGTCGAAGAAAACTATGTCGCCAGGTTGTGGCTTTTCTGTTGCTGCATTAAACCAAGTGCCGAGGCCTTGAAATCCTGTTTTGCCAGCGGGGGTATAGACACAGTTAGGAATCTTTATCTTGGCCTGGGTGGCACACCAGTTGACGAAGTAACCACACCAAGGTTGTCCATTATCCTTGTTGTATTTAACTTTGTTGCCTTCTTTTTCGGCTACGCCAATTTCAGCCTGGGCTATCTCTAAAAATGCTTCTACTTGGGTCATTGACGGTTCTCAATTAACATATCAATGATTTCGTCAACCCGACGTTCCAATC